TTAATACCTAATGGTCTTGCTCTTGTTCTTAATACTTCTAATGTTTGTGGAAATATTTTACTATCAACTATAAAATCTTTTTTCTTACTCTGACTATGTGCTAGTAGCATTGCTTCGGCAGCAGCAGTTCCCTCATCTAGTAAAGATGCATTTGCTACTGGTAATCCAGTTAGTTCTGTAATCAGTGTTTGATAATTAAATAATGCTTCTAATCTACCTTGTGATATCTCTGCCTGATATGGTGTATAGGATGTGTACCATGCAGGATTTTCAAATACATTTCTTTGTATAACTGGTGGTGTAATTGTTCCATAATATCCCTGTCCTATCAAACTTCTTTTAACAATATTATGTCTTGCAATATTCTTTAATTCTGTAAGTGCCTGTTGTTCACTACAACCCTCTGGTAATTTACTATCACCACGAAGTAAGATTGAAGTTGGCACAACCTCTCTTACTAATTCTTCTATGGTTGATAAACCAAGATCAGTAAGCATCTCTTGTTGTTCAGACTCTGAAGGTCCGATATGTCTTTGTATAAATTCTGACATTATTTTCTAATAATCATGATGTCACCGTCATCATCTTCATCTTCATCTTCTGCCTTGAATACTAGGAGTTCTTCTCCAGATTTAACATCTGACATTTCTGGGTGTATTTTACGAGATGGTCTATCTACATACTTTTCCATGTTTTTAATAACAAAACCCATGGATCTCCACATAAAAGCAAATGTTGCACCTGCAACAGCAGCAAAACAAATGAAATATAAGAAGACAGTTGTATCGTTCATTTAAGGAATTTTTGAATCTGCACTTGCTTTACCCTATCTATAATATCAGTTTCAATCTTATCTAAAATATTAATATCAATCTCCATAAAAGGAGGAATAATACCAAGTAATCTCAACAAACCATCTACAAATAATGCAAGAGCAGTAAACCCAAGTATCATACTGATGATAGTAGCATCTCTGTTGTGCTTACGCATAGATTCTTCATCAATGCGTCTTGCTTCATCTAATGTTTCTTTGAGTAATTTTTCTACTTCATCTTTAGTGTAGAAACTACCTAATCCTGGAATTTTCATATAAGGTTTTATACGTGAGAATCCTTGAATCAAACCCTTCTCAAAAGGTTTTACATATTCTGATGATGGAAAATTATTTGTTGACATCATCCCAATCCGCTTGGAATAATTCCAACCCTTTGTCAGTTAAAATGTTTTTGTACATCTTCCAGAATACTAGTGGTGGAATAGTACATACATCTGCACCCATCAAAAATGATTGTTCCACTTGTCTAACATCTCTAAGTGATGCACTAAGCACATTGGTGGTCTGGAAGCGTCCATGATTATTGTATACTCTTTTAATATCTTTGATGAGTCCAATTCCATCGACGGAATTATCAACCCACCTTCCGACGAAAGGTGATACATATGTGGCACCTGCTTTTTCAGCCAAGATCGCTTGCGCGACCGAGAAGACCAAAGTAACGTTAACACTCTTCTGTTGCTCCCTAATCATACGGCATGCCTTAAGACCTTCTACTGTACAAGGAACTTTAATAGTAACAGTTCTATAATCTTTAAATGCTTGTGCTTGCTCATACATCTCTTCAGCAGTATCAGCAACAACCTCAGCAGAAATTGATTGGAGCATTTTAAACTCTGTTGCAATTTCTTGTATCACTTCAATAGGATCACGACCGCTTCTTTTTATTAATGTTGGATTTGTGGTAATTCCATCAATCAATCCTGTTTCATAGGCAGGAGCAATCATGTCCACATCAGCGGTGTCTAGAAAAATTTTCATATAAGTCTCAGGTTTTATTATATATTATCAGATTTTTTCTTGTCGTCTAGTTTTTTGAGGAACTCCTCATCAGGTGTGAATAATACATTACCTTCAAGTATTCTCTCTTCGAGTTCTTCTAATAGTGGGTCTCTTTTCTTAGAATCGGGCATTAAAAAAGGGGGGCATAAGTCCCCCCAAGTATACAATAGATTCAATCGTATGTCAACTAATTATAGATCCTGCCGTGATACCAACCACGATAAAGAAACCAAATTCAATTAAGTCTCTATAAGGACTATACAATAAGTTTTTCATTAACCGATAGATGGTGCTGTTAGTGCAACTTCTGTAGTCTCAGCAGATGCTAAGTCTAATGGGAAGTTGTGTGCATTTCTCTCATGCATAACTTCCATACCTAAGTTTGCTCTGTTAAGAACGTCACCCCATGTAGGAATGATTTTGCCATTAACATCTACAACACTTTGGTTGAAGTTAAATCCATTCAAGTTAAATGCCATTGTACAGATACCCATAGAGGTTAACCATACACATACGACTGGGAACACTGCTAAGAAGAAGTGTAGAGATCTACTGTTGTTGAATGATGCATACTGGAAGATTAATCTACCGAAGTATCCATGAGCAGCAACAATGTTGTATGTCTCCTCTTCTTGTCCGAACTTATAACCGTAGTTCTGGGACTCATCCTCTGTAGTTTCTCTGATTAGAGATGAAGTAACTAAAGAACCGTGCATTGCACTAAAGAGTGATCCCCCAAACATACCTGCTACACCTGCCATGTGGAAAGGATGCATTAGGATGTTATGCTCAGCTTGGAACACGAACATAAAGTTAAATGTACCAGAAATACCTAGAGGCATTCCATCAGAGAATGAACCCTGACCGAAAGGATACACTAAGAATACAGCGAATGCTGCTGATACTGGAGCAGAGTATGCTACACATATCCATGGTCTCATACCTAGTCTGTATGATAGTTCCCACTGTCTACCCATGTATGCTGAGATACCGATTAGGAAGTGGAAGATAACCAACTGGTAAGGACCACCGTTGTATAACCATTCGTCTACTGTTGCTGCTTCCCAGATTGGGTAGAAGTGTAGACCAATAGCGTTTGAAGAAGGAACAACTGCACCAGAGATGATGTTGTTACCATACATTAGAGCACCTGCTACAGGTTCTCTGATTCCGTCGATATCGACAGGAGGAGCAGCAATGAATGCTACTACGAAACATGCTGCTGCTGTGAGCAAGCATGGGATCATGAGTACACCAAACCAACCAACGTAAAGTCTGTTGTTAGTTGAAGTTACCCATTCGCAGAACTCAGGCCAGCCTTGAAGTAGACCAGTCGATCTGCCTTGTCTTGTAAGAGTTGCCATTATTAGGACGTTTTTAAGTAGGGCACCAAGGGTATGGATGCGAAACTTATTTCCAGTAATCCCTTACTACTGGATAAAAGACGAAGTATTATAGTGCCTATAGGTCTTGGTTTGAGAGCACTTGTAGCAAGGGTTACGATACTTTCGAGTCCTTCCTAAAAAAATGGTGAGGATTTCCTCACTAAGTTATTTATTATAAAGTTTTATTAAGGAATTGTCAATAAGTATTAACTACTATTTCTACTGCCAATATTCATCTAGTATATCAAAGACTCTATTAAGGTATTCATTTGCTCCATTGCACTCCCACTCTCCCTTTTCGCCAATCTCACACTTATAATGCAACTCTCTTTTAAGTTGCATTAACTTATTAGTCATTGCAACTTTGTCTAGTCTGCCGTTCATTTTTCTTTTCTACACAATATATTATATATTTGTATCTTCCATTATTGTGGACATCATTACTACGAAAAGTGAAGTTAATATCACGGTTCCAGAAAATATCACTATGAACATTTGTAGAGCGTGATAATAATTCATGAAGATTTTAACCAAAGAAGAACTGCACTTGGAGTACTTGCGATGTATGGGTCTTCATCTGTATTATCTGCCATTCCAGGTTCAACAAAAACCTGTTCAACTACACCATTGTTAACTACAGCAGCATATCTCCAAGAGCGTTTACCCATACCTTGATTTGATTTATCAACTAACATTCCTAATGCTTCTGTTATTTCTGCATTACCATCAGATAAAAGTTTTACTTTAGTCTCAGTAATATCATCTGCCATTTCTACAAATGTTTCCCATGCACCCATGACATATGGGTCATTTACACTAATACAATATACATCATCTACACCAGCAGCAACTAATTCTTCATACTTTGCTTCAAACTCAGGAAATTGTTTAGTAGTACACACAGGTGTAAATGCACCAGGAAGTGCAAAAATAACTACCCTAGTACCTCCAAACATTGCTTCTGCATTAGCAACTTCATACTGTTGGAAACTTTCACCATTAACTTCATAATGATCACCACCAGGATATCCTATCTTTGCTGTCATTGGAATTTTACTTCCTACTTCAATTGCCATCTGTTTAATTCTTTACTATATTATATAGGATTATAAGCGGGAATCGCCATACCTCCGCCACCATCATCGTCGTCATCGTTATCTACTGAACGTAAAAAATATTCGATGGCGACCAGTGCACCCACGGGATAGAAAACCCAGAGCACTGCTTTCCAAATTGGAAATGATTGTGCAGCAATTTCGTATTCTGCCATATTAGAATATGCCTGGTGCGATCCAACCAGTAAAACCATAATTAACTACTGCTGCGACTAGACCTATCATTGCTAGTCTACCATTTAATTTTTCTGCAAAAATCCAATGTTTCATTATACAAAACCTGGTATGAGTTGACCTGTTGTTAGGTATGCTCCGATACCTGCGATGATGCCGAGCATGGCAAGTCTGCCATTTAATTTCTCAGCAACTAGTTTTTCTTTTTCAATTTCTTTTTTCATGAGTTTTTAGTTCTTGAGTTTTGTTTATAATAATGATGCGTTGACCATCATGTGTGAACTGTAATTCGTCATCAGGATGCCAGAGTAACTCTTCGTACATGTCGTCAAGCTTCTGCATGTCCTGATATAAAGCATTTGGATCTGGCATTTGATTTTGTAATAAGGAATACCTTATCTAGGCAAATGCTACTGATCCTACACCTGATACGATGTATGCTGTGACGATGGTTGTGAATAGAATGTGTTGCATTTTTGTATCAAAAAATACCTGGAATGATTTGTCCTGTTGTGACATAAGCACCGACTGCTGCAACAAATCCGATCATTGCTGCCCATCCGTTAAATCTTTCTGCTTCTGGTGTCATTAGATTTTCTCCTTTTTGTGTTGTAAATTGAGTAATAAGTTTCATCTTTAGAATCCTAAGATTCCGCCGAAGAAGAAGTTTCCTGTGGTAATGTAAGATACAAAACCAGCGATTAGACCTAACATTGCCCATCTACCATTGATCTTTTCAGCATTTTTTGCCCATGATTCATAGGAAATGCTCTCATCAATGTAAGGTTTTGTTTCATTTGGGAACGCATTTTGTCTCCCACCTGATTCAGTTGTAACAGTCATTTAAGTTTTGTTAAGAAACGTAACATAATTATATAGGAAATATTAAATTCTGTCAACTTTTTATGTCAGGATTATCAAATGTAAAAGTACCTATATATCAATAGGGAAATAAGAGTAAAAATTCCAATGAAAAAATTATTGCCCGTTATCATGCTTTTGTTATCTGCTGGCACTGCCCACGCAGGTGGTCTTGTGACTAAACATGCATCCAGTGTGCAACTTACCGTGGACGCAGCACGTACAACTGCATCAAGAGTTGGGAATAGTTACGCTATTTCAGGAACTAACGTTACAACAACAGATGGTACTACTTCAGGTGTACTGAGTAGTGGTACTATTGCTTCTGGTGTTTACGGACCAGGTACTATCAAAGCTACTCAGACAAGTGCAACTAGTGGGGACAATTTCTCATTTAGTACTTCATTCACTCAAGGGGACGCTTTAATAACAACTGCTCCTACTGTAGGTGCTGTTAGTGCATTCAGTTCACAGACTTCTTATGCTGCTGGTTCTGCTGGTGATCTTGCTGGTACTGTTGGACAAGATGGCGCGGTCGCAGTAACAGCTGGTGGAGCTGGTACCGTGGCTACAGGACAATTCGTAACGGAAATCACAGTAATAGACTGATAAACTATGAGGAATAGACTTAAGTTATTCCTTTTAGTTGCTGCTATGGGTGGCATAAACCCAGTCATAGCAGTGCCTGTGGTGCCAAATTTCACCCAAGGCTCGATGACGTCTCATACTGAGACTACTTCGACAGTGACTGAGACAATAAATTCGATGGATTATTCTACGGGGTATCAATACACCTCGACGGGATCAGGGGTAACAGCGAGTGGTAACTTATCACCTACGACTGGTACTAACAATGTAACTATTAATGGCGTGACATCATCATGGACGGGAATAACAAACAAACCAACCTTCACACAGACAACACCAGGAGAAGCGTTCCAGTTTACAGAGACGTATTCAGGTCCTGGTTTACAAAATCACACGATCATCCAAAGGGTAACAGAAGTGACAAGCGTAACAGACACTACAAGCATCTTCTCGCAATAAGTGGAATCTGTCTTAGTCTTCATCCTACTAATGCTTTTGCTGAGGGCATTGGCGGGGTAAGTGCAACTGCATCGCCGATCGCGAATAGTTCTGGCTCAGTGACCAACCAAGCTATACAAGTTTTACAAGGACCGTATATAACAAACACATATGGTGGTGGCATTCAGTGTCAAGGACCCACCAGAAATTTTACGCCATTCCTCACAGGGACTGCTTCATGGACAAAACCGTACGAGGGATATTATGATTCGCCAGTGTACGACATGCGTGACTTAGATGATGATGGTGCACCAGATAATCCAGGTGACATCCTCTATCATGTTCCCACAAGAACTGGACAGAAAGATAATTATAGTTTAAGTGCAGGTTTCTCCATGACATGGAGTACACCATTAGATAAAGAACTACAGCAGCAATGTAAAGATGCAGCTGCTGCAAACATAGCATATATGCTACAAAACACTGCTAATAAAAGATTAGACTTTGAGATAGCCAGATTGAAAAATTGTGGAAGTTTGATGAAAGAGGGTATCATGTTCCATCCAAAGTCTCCTTATTATAGTGTATGTGCTGACGTTGTTGTACAGAATGTAAATAATATAGCTCCACATGCACATAGCATCCCTAAGATTACTCCTAAGGTTAGTAATGATGCTAGTGTTTTAAAAGAAGTATCAATAGGATACGGTAAATAATTATTTCTTTATAGGTGGCAAACCTTTCTTTGCACGATATTCATTAGTTTTTATTTCTGAACGGGTAGGTGGAGTAATCTTCTTACCCAATTTTTTTTGTACAGTTGTAGTAAGTTTTTTGATAATTGGTTTTATAAGTCTTAATAGTAATGGTGTTGCTGCAGCTCCTGCTGTTGCTACCACTGCTATAGCCACTGTAGTCGTTGCTTGATTTATAGAAGGTAAAAATTTCTCGGCTGGTGTGGTAGGTTCATACAACGTTATACAGGTTTTACCATCTGTACTTAGTTCATGACCAGTCACTCTCTCATCACCTGACTGTGTTAAGTCACCAACTCTTAAGTTGGCAGGACCTGGACAAGGTACTTCTCCTCCAAGATCACCAGTAGGGGGAACCTCAGGTGGTTCAACCTCTGGTGGTGGTTCAACTTGTGGTGGTGGAACATCTCTTTGTATTACTAATTGCTCTGGTGTATAGTCCATCGCATCATAAGATGGATACTGACCATCACAAAAAGTAACAGTCCCTTCAGGATCTTCCTTAGGAAGAGAGGGACTTTTACCTTTATCTTCTGGGTGTGCTTCCACACAACCTGGCATATCAACTATTGGACTCCCAATGTTTACTGTCACGGGTGGTGCCCATGGAACTAATGGAGTACTAACATTAGGATTCACAATAGGGATCTCAGGTACACTGACACCTCTAATATTAATCTCTTCTATTTCCATTAACAGTTTTTATTCAAGTCCTCCGCCATATTTCCACCTATATCAGCTCCCTGATTACCACCAAACATTGCCACCCAACCAGCAGCGACCCAACCAACAAAGGGGATACTACTGAGAGAAGGAGCAGCAGCCGCACCAATGCTTGTACCAACAAGACGACCTGTACCTTCTGCTGATCCGATTGCTTTGATACATGCTTCGCTTTTTCGGGCAGCAGTTATCTCCGCAGCTTGTCCAGCAGTCAAACCAGGTTGCATATCAATCCAAGATCTATGATTTGATACAGGACCTCCTTGGTTGATCTGACCATCCATGAAGTATTCTTCTACTACCTTAGTAGTTTCATTTGCAAGACCTAAGAAACCACCTTTCTCTTTGATATCCTTAGTGATATATGCTGTCTTAGGATCATTAGCAGTATAACTTAACTTATATCCTTCCTTATCTGCCTGTACAACATAAGATGTGTATGGTGTTACTGGGATGTCTAACTTAGGTAACTTACTTTCAGTTTTTCTACTAGCAATATATCCTATCATTCCCAGATGAGATACTGCAAATAAACTACCAACCACTCCAATTGATATCCATTTGATATCTAATTTCATAATAACCTCCTAGAATGGTGCTACTGGTAAAGCAGGACCAGTGGCATCAGGCATCATATCTGGAAGAGATCCAGTAACAGATCCTAACGCTGCTTCTGTAATTTTTGATTTGACGCTATCGATAATCGCGTCCTTGCGTATGAATACGTAACCACCAAGACCAACAACGGTGAGAGATACAATACCACTTGCAATAGCGATTCCATTAATCAGTTTTTGCATCGTTCATTTCCTCATAAGCATATTTCATTATATAGGCTATCAGAATTGTAACTGATATTACCAAGATCAGTACCATTATATTCACACCGTGAACTACGGTCATTTCTTGAATACACCTACTTTTGCAAGTAAGTAAATAGATAATGTTGTCCAGAAGACAACTTCCAATCCAATGTTATTCATGTTTTAAGAACTAATTTTTACTGCAGGAACTTCTAATTTGATAGTTTGAGTTGGTGCTGACTGTGTTGCTTTTTCAATTAGTTTCTCCATATCTGCTTTTGATATGTTTGGAGCATCACTGTTAGAACTCTTCTTCTTACCCCCAGCTTGGACACCGAAAGTAGCTGTAACTCCCGTAAACACTGAAGCTATAAAGGTCGGATCAATTTTGTCTTGTTCCCATCCAGGTATTGTAACATAATTTAATGTCAATATTCCACCAGACCAGATCAAGATACCTAATCGTACAAACGTACTAAGAATAGCAAGTTGCTCTTCCTTGTCGTCCATTGCATCTTTAAGTTTGCCAATAGGACCTTTAGGTTTCTCAACTTTAGTATCTGCCATAGTTATATTTTAATGCTGCTTTATTTATCAAGTTCAACTTCTTCTGTTTTTGCTTCTTTACCTACAGGTGTTGGTTCAACATCTGAAGATGGTGCTACCCTTCCTAAGTATGGGTCATAATCAAATAAACCATCTAAAGTTTTTGAATCCAACTGAGGTGCTTGTTGATCCCAAAAGTTCTTAACACCCATGTAACTACTACGATGGAAAACATCAACATGCTCTGGATGAATAGAAGAACCCAAAGGAATATGATAAAGCATCAATGGCATAGCATAAGATTTACCAGGATTATAAAGTAAGTCATCAGCAACTGGACGTGGTTTGACTCCACTATCAAGTTTCCATTTACCATTACGTCTTTCATGAAAACGCATGAGTTTCTCTGCATGGGATCTACGAATAGCATAACAGGCAGTAGAGAAATCATTTACAAATCTTTCATGAAGTCTTGCATGAATAGTTGTAGTACTAATAATTGCCATCTGGAAAATGTCCCAGTCATAAGGTAACTTAGATATAACATGTTTCCAATTAAATCTCCAAGATTTTACAATACTCATATCACAATCATCTTCCATCATGATTGCATACTCACTATCAGATGTTTCTAACCAAGTCTTGATTGCCTTAAGGTGAGAAGTAACACATCCAATTTCACCAGAGGTCATCATCTCAGGATACCTACCAGCAAGTACATCACTAAGGTCATCATCTCTACCATCATATGCAGAAATTCTGGTTACGTCAGTGAGTTCCCATTCTTTAAATTGAGATTGCATGTATTCCCATCTCTCTGGTTGACCATCAAGATTGATACAGTAGACAGGACCAAATCCTCTTAGTTTTTCTACTGCTTTATTTTTAATTACTGGTGGTGGTAGTTCTTGAAACATAGTATGGAAGATTAGTAATGTAGTCTTTTAGTTGGTGTTTATCAAATCTTTGGGTCTTTTCCCATTCCTTATTATTATGATCCATGTGTGGGTTATTGAACCAAGAGTTTTCAGTTCGGGAATGTTCTAAGTGGTATACTGTATTACCACACCTCTGTACATTATACCCTAACTTTTTGAATCTGTGGTATCTTTCAACATCTTCTGGTGCATATGCCCTGAAGTTTTCATTCTCCATGCCACCCTCAATGTAAGACTTAGTATTAAAGAATTGACAAAATCCATATTGTGCGTCATAAGGAGTAGATACATCGATCAAGGTTCTGAAATCGAAATTATTATTTAAGAAATTAGAGACGACTTCATCGGTTGCGTTTACTCTTTGTTGAGCAGTTCCTCTTGCATATGGATACACAAGATCAGCACCTTCCCTAATTAATTTATATGCTTCTTTATAGGAGGTTTTAGGAAGTAAAATATCTGTATCATAATTTACAACAACAGAAGTCTCTACCTCCATCAACATATCATTGAGAACCTTTTGTCTATGAAACAATGGTTCATCAGTTTGAATAAAGGAATGATGAATATTAAAAATATCACCCTCACAATATTCTTCAATTTGTGGAAGAGCTGAAGTAAAAAAGATAGATTCTTCATCATGCTCATGTATAATAAAGTTTGTATCAAATATTGTGTTTAGATAGCATAAAGATGTAATGACATTCCTAAGTCTGTCATCAGATTCAATCCTTACAGGAATAATAAAAGTTACATCTTTTAAATTATCTTTCATCTGGTTTACCATACTTATGCCAAAGGTATTCAATTTCTTCTTTATTAATTAACCAAGAAGTTCCATCCTCTGGATTTGAAAACTGACCATCATATTTTGTATTAGCACTTACTCTATCATCATGCTCTCTTATAGAAACAATAGTCTTATCAATAATCTTTGGTAAACCAAACGAAGAATAAAGACGTTGGTAGAAATCAGTGTCCATAAACAAGTCTACATTATCATCAAAGAATTCAGTAATTTCTGTTCTGAATGTAATGACAGATGGATTACCAATCAGGTTGTTTCCTTCAAGTTGAAACTTTGCCCATTTAGGTGTCCTCTCTCTAAAGTATTCTTTAGTATTCTTAGTGTGGTTGTAACCACATGCTGCCCATTTTGATCCATCTGACATGGCATTGACAATAGTTTCTAGAGCAAGATTAGAATAGAAGAAATCATCCATAAACATAATCTTAGTGATATCTCCTGAAGCAAGTGATAATGCTACGTTGATGTTAGGAGAGATTCTACCTCTTCCATAGAAGTTGCGAACATATCTAATCTCAATGGCATCAGAGTATGCCTCACATACAGTCATAATATCATTGTTTTTACTATGATCAGATACAATGACTTCAAAATCTTGATAGGACTGACCTTTAATTGTTCCTAACAATTCATTTAAATATTCATGTCCGTGTCCACCTGCCTCATGGGTAGGAATACAAATAGAAACTCTCATAATTTTATCCAAGTATCGGGTATAATGTCTTGCGTATTATTTGCTGCTGTATATCCTTCAGTTCCAAACCATCTATTAGGTGCAATAATCTGTTCACTCTTAGATAAGAAAGCACCCCACCAACTGAAGGAACTATTAGCAATGATGTGGTGTGTACACATAGTCATCAAACACATATCAATTAAATTATCACCTGATTCAGAAACCATAAATCTATTACCTGAGAAAAGTTTTTCTTTCATACACCACTCAGGTTCATCAGAGAAAACAAGTACAGGTATTTTAGCATCAAACTTTGATAGTGCTTTCTCATAATACTCCATTGAACATGGTGGATGATCAACTGCCTTCTCAACATAGTCAGTTCTACGAACATGAAGTGAAATAATCTCATCAAAATCTTCCATCATTTCTTTACAAGGTTCAAGAACATCTTTTTTAAATGTGAAGTCTTGACGTATACTATCTTCAATGTCAGAGAAATACTTATAAGTTTGAAAATAACCAAACAAGTTTACATTGTCTGGGCAGTTATCAACATACTCTTGATCATAATGAAACTGTTTCTCTTGATGATATGTACCAGGAATAAATGTTTTTGATTTTAAATTAGGAAGAGTAAATGCTTCAAATAATTGATGATCGTGCCACTCATCTTTAAAGGTGCAATCAGGGATAGTAAATTCATATCCATGTTTATTAGCAATACCTCTCAAGGCAGCATACTGAAACATCTGATTACCAAGTCGTCCATGCCGACCAATATGATTAAAACCGATCATAAGAATTTCAGGAGATTGTTTACACGATTGATGAAGGTATGGTTTTCTTTAACATAAGTCATTGCTGCCTTCATGTCAACTGTTCTATTTACCTCTGCATTTAAAAGGTTTTCATACAAAGTATGAGGTGTACCACCAAACACAATGTGATCTCCTAATGCTCTTTTCACCAGTGGAGAATTAGTACCAGTAATTCTACCATAACTAATATTCTTAAACATTCTACACGGAATGTATCCACATTGCAAGTGCCAATCACTTCTAAAGTCAGGACATAAAAACGAAGATCTAATTAAGTTCCTATTCTCTTCATCAGATGCATTCTGAGTATAAACATCAAACTGAACCTGGTGCTTTTCATTCATAATATTTGCGAACTCTTGTGCCCACCATGGTCCTTGTTCATAGAGCATTGCAACATAATTTACTTTCTTTCTGGTAGGTACGAATTCAACATAATCATCAGTATCAATTTCATCTGGTAGAAGATCAGTTCCCCAACATTGATAAATTGATCTTGTAGATTCATCCCAATAAGTAAGATCGGCAACCTTCTCATGGATCTCTTCTTGAGGAAGATAGTTACCAAGTTTTATAATATTCTCATATGGAATACCTTGATCAACCAACTCTTGTGTGGGAAGATGATGAGTAATATATTTACAATCTTTTCTGATTGGCATACCTGCCTTCACAGAATCTTCTACAAAAATTACAGAGTTTGATACGTCTACACTATCTACGTCAGTAGTATCAACCCAATGTGTTTCCCAACCAAGTTTCTTGAATGCTCTGTAGTATCCGTTCTGAACGTAACTATGAGTTGAGGTATGAAGTTTATGTGCCCAAATAATAACTTTGTTCATCGTAATGAAGGGGGTAATGTATAGTGAAATACGAAAGGAGTTAGTCCTTTGTTCTCTGGAAGGTCTCTTTCATATGAGAACCTTGCTGCAACTTCTACAGGAGCATATTTACATCCTTGTTCTTCATATAGATGTCTGTTATGAACACAGATATTTCCATCTTCATTAAACAAACCAGCGTCCATGTGCTTATAAAAGTCTCCTTGGTTTACATCCCATGGGATGACAACTTTATTAGGAACATCCATTAGTTTTTTACTGCGGAGAGAAACTCCACCATTTCCAACTCTTTGATGATTACCAAAAGGATCGATGTATGCATTCTCAGACCATGCCCATGGTGCACCAATGTAATCATACTCTAAGAACTCATCAGTCCATGCTTCAGGATTGACAACAAACCCATGATCCTGAATGATCAACATGTGGTTTGTTTCAATGTGCTGTCCAATGTTATAGATCATGTAAAAACTATAATCATCAATACTACGAATAGGATAAATCATCTCCTCAACGTTGATCACACTAGGTAGACCTGAGGGGACTTTATCCTTTTCACTGATTAGTTTTACATCACCAAATTTGATGTGTTCAGTACTTTCCATAAGGGCAGAGATGTGCCCTTCCATACGCATGTTAGTTAATGCTACTAACGTTACATCTTTTAGATCAAGCATAGTATGGACTCTTCTTCTTATACTCTTGATATTCTACTCTACAATCATAACCTTTGCAAAGGTTACCTTCTCTATCCATATACGTCCAGTTATCAACGATTGAATCATCAGGTCTCCACCATCCATCAGATTTATTCCAATCAAACCAATATCTAGGAGAGATAACAACATTTGAAACATCATTCAACCAGACTGGCCAAAAACAAAAAGTAGATGCACTCATAATAATATACTTTGCCTTGTTTAGAATAGAGTAATCAATTCCAATAGGACCACCAGGATACTTATACCAACCAATACTACCCTGTAGTTCATCTTTCTCTTCATCGATAGCAGATCCAATTACCTCAGCATCAGGAATATACTTCTTTGCAGCACCAGGATCATCAGTAACAACATAGAATTTTAAATTATAATTACCAGTAACGTGTCTCATATTATCCATTGCCATAGAATAATATTCTGGAGGAAGCACAGATGCACCAGTTAGATAATCACCACCACGAAATTGAATAATACAACAGTCATGACAATCGTAATATTCCTGTAAGTGAGAAGGTTTATATTCTAACCACTTTTGAATCTTACTACGATGTTCTCTAATGTATGACATCTTCTGCATCGTACCTTCAATTTTAGTATTGTCAGAAACACATAAAAGTCCTGGATCAATAAATCCCATATTCCAACCATTCTTAGGATGAGGAATCTTAAGTTCTGCATAGTATCTTTCGATGCCTTCAGGTAAAGAAGTAGGAGGTCCACCTTCAGGACCAGATCCACCAATGACTTCTTTACCAAGATCTACAGGCATAAACTTAGCACCCTTCCAACGTTCTGGACATTGGATACCAAACTCATATCCATTTGCTTCAGCAATTAATCGAGTTACAACATAGTTCCACAATTGATTACCGATTCCAGATCCTTTATAAATTTCAGTTGTCAGCATAGATAAACTCCTCGTAGAATTCTTGGTTCAATACTAATTCCCTAGGGTACTCTTCGGGATCAAAAGGAACTATTTTATAATCATAATAACCTCTTCCAAGAATATCTTTATTGTTTTTAATATTCTCCTCAAGGTTATCTTTCACCATGTCATTATTATGTTCTTGGTGACCATAACCCTGTAGTTTCTCCTTGATTTTATCATTACCACCAAGGAAACTAAAGTGCCAACCACAACCATCAATAAGATATTCTTTAACATGATCAGGACCTTTACCAGGATTACGACAAGTATTGAATCCACCAAATGCTTTCATATATGCAAGAGTGCAGAACTGAGGACCTCTCCACTTCTCAACAGGTTCACCATTTTCATACATCAATCGATTAACATGACACATAAAAAACTTTTGATGACCAGTATACATTGCTTTGTCATCAGTAAACCATTCTTGAATATCTGCTAATGCCTCAGGAAGGATAATCTCATCAAGATCACTCTGAATAATAATGTCATCATTACTGGCATGTTCTAAAGGTGATTCAATCAAACAATCTCTACCATACATTGAACGTTGCCAACGTTCTGGCCAGTTTCTTTTATCTTCTACATCTCTATCAGAATGATAGTCCTGTTTAAAAGTTGACCAATCTAAATTTCTTTCTCTAATATCAATCTGACGATAGATGATCTTATCCATGTATGGTTCAAGTTCCTTTTCATACTTGGGGATCATCCATTCCCTTTCAACACCACTATAAGTAATGGCATTCTCATTGATACAGAAATGATCTACATGATCATAATGAGTTTTAAGTCTTAGAAGTAAGAGTTTGATTGGTTCATGAGATAAATTAAAACAATCAAATACTTTACGAATCTTTTTCATTCTTCAACACTCTCCAAACTTTCAATTGAATCACATGGTACTTCATGATCACCGATTTTATACCAGTGCTGTGGAATACCAATACTGTCTTTCCTAACACCTAAGTATGAGAGATCACTGTAGCGATCCTCACGCAAGATTGCCTGTAATCTCCAATGCACTAGTTCAGACTTCTTCATGTTTCTTCTCCAGTTCTAATTTCAATTGTCTTTCGCATTCATACTCAAGAGTATATACTGCATCTTGCAAGTATTTTTCAAACTGGTTGTCTTCAAATAAATCATGCAAGTGTGCGATATGTTCAAGTGCAAATACCAGTTTGGTTTTGCTATCCATTTTCATCTTTTTTGACATAAACAACACGGTTTTGACTCCACTTCTCTTCAATCTTCTCACTATCATCTACCAAGAAGGTATCATCTAAAGCACGTATACATTCTTTATGTTTGAATACGTTTTCTTCAGAGTCAATGTTCCTAACAATGTAAGTGTATTGTGATTGCGTGATCACTTTATTCACATACATCAATTGTGTTTTTAGGTCACATTCAGATAGAGAGTTGACTGCGATAGTCAAATCAATTCTATCACCAAAGTCATAATTTTCAACTTCAGTGCAAGGTAATGTTATAATTTTACCACTCTTTCCAATTTCTTTCAAGTACCTATCTGCCAACTTACATGCTTCGGGAGTATCAATCAAAATATACTTGTCAAAGTTATCTGATAATTCATGAAGCATACAAGCAACACCACCATATCCTCCACCAATTTCTACGATAGTCTGAACACTAGAGTCTGCAATAAAATTCATAACATCTAACATGTTATATGAATTTTTTAATGTGGCAGAAGAGCACTTACCAAATTCAAATTCATACTGTTTAGGTCTGCAATAAGATTCATTTACTAAGAACTTATCTACGTTATCTTTCCAAATACTATAGAGAGGGTGAGTCAAGATTTTACTATAGTAATAATCAGCTACTTCTCTAGGTCCTCCCTCAAGAATCTTAGTGTAGTCAGGATCTATTTTGAATGTAGAAAATGCTTCGTCATCTTCTGCTGCTTTTAGACAGGCAGCATTGTATTTTTCATTGTTGTTGGAGTTGATTGCCCAACCATAATGATTACTCATAACTTTTTTTCATCTCCGAAAATACTTTTTTTAATCCTTCTTTAACAGAAGTCTTAGGTGTCCAGAATTGTTTTATATATGGGTCTGGTATATTTCTTGCGTCTTTCTGTACTTCATCTTTTGACTCAGCTGGTTTAATGATAACATCTCTTCCAATACCAGAAAATAATAATTTAATTTCTTCTGCAATTTCTAAGATAGTTGTATAGTTTCCAGTTGTAATATGTAGTTCATCATCAGAAGTGAGTTTTTCATAATTTTTCATGACTGACTCCAATGCTTCACAACAGTCTTCTGCATATAAAAATTCTCTTGCCTCTGTACCATCAGTCATCATATCAATTACACCAGTTTTAAATCCCTTTACAATAAAATCTGTTATAACATGTGCCTTTTCCATATCATGTTCAATACCATATACATTCCAGAACTTAACAATCAATCCACCAAGAGACTTGGTGTATAGTTCACCCACTCTTTTCATAACACCATAAGGTGAGTAAGACATATTACTCATTTGAGATGATGCAAATAGAAATGGTTTTTTATATTCACTCAGATGTCCAAATACATTTGCCATCATTCGAGTGTTGTTATCTATAAACTTAAAAGTATGTTGATATTTCTTAAGATAATGTGATCCACCTACATCGAAAGCAAGAAAGAAAACAAAATCAGAATCCATAATTAAATTTCTTAAAAATGGATTTGGAATATGTGTCATGTCTTCATGTTGACCATTTGCAATATCAAACTCTCTTACAAGATATCCTTTCTTTGTAAAATATTGTGTCAAATATGCACCGATTTGTCCTGAAGATCCAAGTATTGTTATTTTATTCATTTAGATAACTCCACATTAAATGAAAATGACACATACAATTCATCATTTTTAGGTTGCATTTGAACTCCATGTTCTATTTGAGAAGGAAAAATTACAATATCACCTTCTTCAATAGTAGGTCTCATTTCTTCCTGATAACAACCATAACCATATAAGGTAGGGTCGTACTCCTGAATATTATATCTTGGTGCTTCATAGAACATTTTATTAGGATTCATAAATGATGTTGAATTATGCTTGTCTGGATTATAGTTAATATAATAGACACCCGACAGATGTGAAGGAACATGGTTATGTCCCTCTTGATTCTGTCCTGAACCATATGCGTTAAACCATTGTTGAGATACAAAAAAAGAATTAGGGTAAAACTCTGCCATTTTAATTGCTTCTTGGATATTCTGTGACATGTCCTGTAGTAATTCTCCTATAGGGATCTCAGTTTCCTTAGTATAGTCAACCATACTATCATCAAAGAATGAGGTGTAGCAATCACAATTCCAAGAAGAACTATTTGACCCATTCTGTTCTTCGTATCTACGTTTTATAATTGGAAAAATCTTTTCTTTCCACTTTGAATGAGTTTGAAACTTTCCACGATATAGAAACATCGGGAATAGTGGTAACAAACCATAATTAGTCATTAGGAAACTTCGTAACTACTTGATCAACATACTCAATCATCTCCTCAGTAATTGTAGGAGAACAACCAACAAAGAATACCTTGTCTAATACTTGATTAGCATTTGGGTATTTGGATGCATCACCAAGGTGACGATAACCAGGATGCTGAAGAATATTACCTGCAAAATAATTTCTTGTTTGAACTCTATTATCTTCCAGATGTTTAACTAGTGCTGTCTTTTGTTTCTTATCTCTACAAACAATAGGAACACCAAACCAACTAGTCTCTGATTCTTCTAGTTCATTAATAGTACGGAGACCATCAACTTTCTCAAAGATACCATCTAAGTTTGCTTTGTTTATTCTACGTTTAGCATGGATCTCACCAAACTTCTTGAGTTGAACAGAACCAACTGCACCTTGTAGATCAAGTGGTTTTAAATTATAACCTGCAACACCAAACACATACTTATGATCTACAATACCAATCTCATCACCTAACCAATTATCAAATCGTTTACCACATACACCATTAGGAAGTTTATTCTGTGAACCAACACACCAACAACCACGACCCCACCATGCAAAACTACGGGCAAGATCAACAATATCAGGAATATTAGAAGAAACCATACCACCTTCCATAGTAGAAATGTGGTGAGCAGGATAGAAAGAACAAGATGCTGCAACAGAGCATGATGTAAGGAAGTTACCTTTGTAAGTACTTCCAAGAGAATCACAATTATCAGAAATCATCTGAAGATTATTTGTCTCACAGATGTCAAGTAACCATTCAAGATCATAAGAGTTACCTAAAACAGGTGAAGAAAATACTGCTCTAGTTCTTTCATTAATTTTAGATGAGATCTGGTCTATATCCCAGTTAAGATCTTTCCAATCAATATCAACAAAGACAGGTTTTAAATTGTTTTGAATAATAGGTGCAATCGTAGTTGCAAATCCACAACAACATACAATAATCTCATCACCATCTTGCCAATTATAATACTTCTTGAGTGCAGCAAGCATCACAAGATTAGCAGAACTACCAGAGTTTACCATGATGGACTTATCAAATCCAAACATCTTGGAGAACTCACGTTCAAACTTATTGACTTTCTCACCAGCAGGTAACCACTTACCTTTCAGTATTGCTTCAATAATTGTAGTTGGTTCTTCATCATCCCAATAAGGACCACTATAATAAACAGTATCTTTTGTAGGATCAAATGATTTCTTATTGGCAAGATATGGGAAGAGGTCTAAGTCACGTTCCTTAGCCGTAGAAATAAAATTTTTAATCAGATCTTGCATAGTTGTTTAATCAAATCATCAGTAGAAATCTGTGGTTCAAAACCAAGAGATTTTAATTTAGTAGTATCCATCCAGAAATCTTTTGTCTGCACAATAGAATGAAACTTAGGAGATGGCACAGAAACAATTTCAGAGGGAGAGTTTAAAAGTTCTTTTGCTCTGTCAATTATATCACCAACCTTAGTAGGTTGTCCACTTCCAATGTTATAAATCTGGTTTTTCTCTCCCTTGGTAATCACCAAATCAATTGCTCTACAAACATCTTTTACATGTAAGATATCTCTAATATCTGTTCCTTCATTATACAATCTAATTGGTTGACCATTTCTCATATTGTCAATCATCTGTGTGATTGCATTTTTCTGTAGTGATGCATCAGGGTCATTATCACCTAGAACATTACATAACCTAAGGATTCTATACTTAACTCCAAAGGTTTCACAAAAAGAAATGATTAGTTGTTCTGCTGCTCTCTTCGTAATGGAGTAGAACCCTCTTGGATCACAGAGTCCGTCTTCGGAAACTGGATTGTCATTTGCATCACCGTATACAAACCAAGAACTAATAAAATTAAACGTAATGTCTTCATGATTATCGAACCTACGATCTTTAACTTCTACAACTCGGTCAAGTACTTCAGTGAGAACCATAAGGTTACTCTTTACATCCAATGTAATTTCCTTGAACACATTATAGTTGTGTGTTGTACTAATAAAATATAAAATGTCTTTGTGCATTGGAGTCCTTTGCCCTCTATCGATGGCATGAGACTTTTTAGGAAACATATTACAAAATGTGCGACCGATATATCCAGTCGCACCATACACAGATAAACTCATGCTAAAACTTCATCAAGAACTTCGGTTTGGAATGTACTTTCAGATTTAATTTGTTCTGAAATCCATTCATATGTTTTACGGATACCTTCTTCAAGAGGTTGTGAATAATCCCATCCAAGTTTCTCTCTTACAAGATCATTGTTTGAGTTACGACCACGGACTCCAAGGGGTGCATCTAATTTATGTCTTCTCTGAACTGCTTTACCTGCAACTTTTGCAGTAATAGTTACAAGTTCATTAATAGTAACCATTTCTTCTGAACCAATATTTACAGGTCCTAAGAAATCAGAGTTCATTAATCTCCAAGTTGCTTCAACACATTCATCAATATAAAGGAATGAACGTGTCTGTTCACCATCACCCCATACTTCGATTGCTCCTCCTGTATCAGGAAGGTATGCTACTTTTCTACAAATTGCTGCTGGTGCCTTTTCTCTTCCCCCATTCCATGTTCCTTGTGGTCCAAAGATATTATGATACCTGGCAACACGCACAGGAATACCGTGATTACGATTGTAAGCAAGATAGAGACGTTCTGAAAAGAGTTTTTCCCATCCGTACTCTGAGTCTGGTGCTGCGGGATATGCTGATTCTTCACGACAATCTGGATTATTAGGGTCAAGTTGGTTGTACTCTGGATACATGCAAGCAGAACTAGAGTAGAAAATCTTAGTTGGTTGATCCAACTTAGGACGATTACAAACAGTATATTCTTTTACTACACCATCAAAGGTTTTATTTAATTGATGGACACCTTCAAGCACGTTTAAGTTTATAGAAGCAGAGTTATGCATGATATCTGCATCATTCTCTCCTGTGAATATAAAACCTGCACCACCCATATCAGCAGCGAACTGGTAGATCTCATCAAAGGGAAGGATATGTTGATAAGGAACAGAATTATAATAGTTGCCTTGATACCCTTTGAACTCAAGAACAGAATTTACGAATGCAGCACTACGGAGATCACCCGAAATGAATTCGTTTGCTTCTGTCTTAGCAAAGTCAGGGTACTTTAGATCTACACCTCTTACCCAATAACCTTCTTTACGCAGTCTCTTTACCATATGACTGCCAATAAAACCACCTGCACCTAATACTAGGGCGGTCTTTTTGTATTCGCTCATTGCTCGAAATTACTTATGTTAATAGTATACACAAAAAAAGGGGTCTTGTAAACCCTCCTTATTTAGACAGAAAATGAAGAAATGGAAATGGACATTTTTTGGTTTCAGAAAATAATTTGTTTCCTTCTTTATAATCTTTATTTTTTGATAGATGAAATTTTAATTTAGACGCTCTAGTTCTTTCTTTTAATATAACTCCACTGTTTAAATCAGGAGATAAAAAAGTTATTCTGAATAGAGGATCACCTTTTTTGATAATAAGAGGTTTAGTTTTGTCCACTAGTCTAGTTGCCAAACTAGTATCCCTACTCCAATTAGATATGTTAAACCATCCTTCAACTACAGTAAAATTATTGTTCAAGGAAGTTAATGGATGAGAACTATAATCCATCCAAACATCAGGTTCATTTGTCCAGAGAGCAAAATTACAAATTTCCAACTGAAAAACTAATTCAGTAGGATGGTCAGGATCTGTTACGTTCACTGAGTTAATACAATCAGGATCAGATGACCACATAGTACCATTATCAAATCCTAGTTTAAAATTTACAGGAGAATATCCAACAAAGGTTCTGTTTTTTCTGTGTTTAAAAACAGGACATTTATTATATTGTTGTGTTTTATCGACACTATCATATTCCCTGACAAGCAATTTCATTTTGTCAGGGTTATCTCCAGTAGATATGTAATTGACTTTAAAACTCTTCTGCTTTGACATGATCTTTTACATAGCAAGGAACACCTGCAGGATCTAACCATTTAGTATACTCAAAGTCTTCAATAGCAGTTTTCATTTGCATGAAGTTATCACACAAGTACATGTCCTTGTATCCATTGTGGTTGTTCCACTTTTGAATACGATAATCTGGATGTCCATTCTCTAAGAGATCAGGCATTTTTATATACCTGTATGGATCATTTTGACATAATACTTCGATCATTGGTTTGTTTGTTTCTATAATAATTATAGAATTAACTTAGTGATAAGTCAATAGATCCAATCTTTAAAGTGGCACATTAATAGTACCGTAGTAACGAGACAGATACCATTGTATTGTAGAGTTAATATTTTCTAACCATTTGTCACCAGGTTTCCAACCTATTGCATTAGTAAGTTTAGAATGATCCATGGCATAGCGTTTGTCATGACCAGGTCGATCAGCAGTAACACCAATAAGATCATGTGACTTACCTAGGATATCTAATATATCTTTTACAACATCCTTATTTTTCTTCTCACATGAACCACCAATATTAAATGTATCATTCATGATACCTTGTTCATATAACATCCAGATTGCTTCACAATGGTCTTTGACATATAACCAATCTCTGATCTGATCTCCACCACCATGCATGTAGGTAGTTCTATCATTAATAGCATTTGTGATAGTAAGAGGAATCAGTTTCTCAGGATGTTGTCTAGGTCCATAATTATTAGAACAGTTTGTTATAAGATATGGAACTCCATAAGTGTTATGCCATGCTTTAACAAAATAATCTGACGCTGCTTTACTTGCAGAGTATGGATTTCTAGGATTGTATAGGGTTTCTTCTGTGAATATATTTGGGTCATCATATTCTAGTGATCCAAATACTTCATCAGTAGAGATATGATGGAACTTGTCTACAACATCTCTACTAGCATTCAATAAATTAATTGTACCTAAAATATTTGCCTGAATAAATGGTCGATAGTTTTTAATAGAATTATCTACATGACTTTCTGCAGCAAAATGAAAGACTATGTTAGGTTTATATGAAACAAATAATTCATCAACCGCTTGTTCATCAGCAATATCAATCTCAATAAACTTGACTCTTTTATTATCGACTAGTTTATCAATATATTTAATATCAGATGCATAAGTGAGATTATCTACAATAACAATCTCGTCATCAGTTTTCTTGTGAATGTAATGTAAAAAATTACTGCCTATAAAACCAGCAGCACCTGTAACTAAAATCATTTTAATGTTTTTGGGATTGTCTAATGTACTCTATGTAATCAGCATCACTGGGAAGGTCTGCTTTACCCTCATTGATTGCTTGTTGTAACCATGTAGTTATAACATATTTACATCCGTTTTTTGGCACTCTTCCTTTGTGAATCCAATGATGACCTGATGGGAAAAATGCAATCTTTCCTGTTTTAGGTATTATTTTGTGCCAATAAAAATCAGTTTCTCCTTCTTCAAAGTCATCATTAAGATATATTAAACAACTGAATGCTCTTTGTCTAGTTTTTCTATCGTCATCTAATCGATCAAAGTGCCAGTCAAACCAACCATCATCACTATCATACTTTACAATAGAATATCCTTCATCTACATATATGAAATTTGACATTAAGTTTTCTGGAACATCTTTCTCTTGGTTCTTTTCCCATTCACTATCAAACATTTTATTAATGTCCCAATGATATTGAGCAAAGAACTTATTAATTTTTTGCTCAATTAAAGCATCAACTGGAGCATCAAAAGGTACAGTCAGTTGTCTAGACTTTCTAGAATCTGATACTGACTCTAAATTATTATGATGATGAGCAGTGTATACTTCAGAACTGAAAGACTGTGCTACATTGTCTTCATAAAATTCAATGATTAAATCACATTCATCTTTTGTAAATGCGATATACTCCTTAATATAATCACTTAATTGGTTCATACTGTGATTTCTCTTTGTTCACCTAATTCTATAGGACTTATCTTTTCTATTCTACCATAATCATCTTCAAGACGCACTATATCTTCTTCTTCACACTTTCCTATTTGCACTTCGATGAATACTAAACCATCATCTCCTGCAGTTGCCCTATGCATATGTTTCTTTGGGATGTGGAATCGGTCACCAACAGCACAAGGTTTTATTATTCCAACTTTCAGTGGAGGAGCAGTTGCTACAGTGCCAGATCCCTCAACAATAACCCAGTCTTCAGAACGATTATTATGATATTGTAATGAGAACTGTTGATTAGGATTCAAAGTAATTTTCTTGACTTTGTATTCAGGTTCATCAAGTAGAACTTCGTACTTCCCCCAAGGTTTTTCCATCATGTTTTTTTGAATCAGTCCAGTATTCTTTATATAGGGTTTGATTTTTACCTTCTATTTTCTTCTCTAATGCTTCTAATCTTTCTATAATTTCATCGTATTTTCTATCAGTATGTGAATAATAATCTCCTGACATAATCCTCCTTAGTTTTGCTTAATATCCCAATGCCATTTGATAGCCTTGATGTGGTCAAACGTATCTTCCATATATGTTCTATCGCCAATGTCATACTTTCTTTCACATAGAAAGTTTCTCATCTGTTGTATACTGTCAAAAGTTCCGACGTGATCGTAGTTTTCGTTATACAGGACGTATTGCATAGGAAGTGGGGATGTGTAGTATTTATTGTATCAGGATTTCAACATATTGTCAACAATTTTATAGTTAATTCCGAGTGATGTTCTCAGTTGGTCGGTCATTCTATTGGGAGGAAATCCTTGATGTTGCCATAAGGCAGGTATTAATACAGATCTATTGGGTTTATATGTAATGTAATGAAGTTTACCTTTATCATCTTCACATACAAACTCTCCTCCCCATTCAGCATTCCATTCAGAGTTAGTGAATAAAACCAAAGTTAAATCACCAGGATCAGTATGGAACATAGATGTTTGATTTGTTACTTGCCCGTTACAAAGTACTCTTTCAATAGTTAAATTAGATTTTACTACTCTTTGTACTTTTAATTTTAAGTAATCAGCGACTTCAATAAATTCAGGACTTGAAGACCAGAGAATATTTTTGGAAAAACTTAAACAACATTCGTCATAAGTTTTATTGTTTAGAACCCAACCTTCTTGCCAGTGCATAAATTCATACACTTTCCAAAACATATTTTTTGGTATAGAATCCTCAATTACATAAGGAAACATAAAATTATTGTTGCTTGTTACACTCTAGCATATGTTCTACTGTATTTGCAACATCGTTCATTGCATGTTTTAACACTGGGTGTTGTCCTGACTCCTGTAACATATTTTCCGAATCATCACATAGAGTCCATCTCCATTGACTTAGTTTGTCTGAATACCATAGATTAATCTTCATACTCGTCGTAGTCTTTATCTTGCCCCCAAATCTGAATAGTATATCTTAAATCAGTAGAATAGGGTGACACAGCTGTTACCATATGTAGTTCATGCTCATCATTCAAAACCATATTATTTCGTTCTGGTAACAAAGCATTCCACTCTTGTCCTGAGTTTTTTTTATCTTTGTATAGAAAAATTCCACCGTTTTCAGGTTCCCATCTTTCATTTAGATATATTGTTGCACCAAATATTTTATCTTCATCATCATGAACAGCAATACCAGAGAGTTGTTGCCAAATATAATATTGCAAATAGTATACGTTACATTCTGGTATAAGTGGTTTGATCTCTTTTAAAATTTTTTCTTTCATTTCCCCTTCAATAGTTCTTGATAAACAATTTGAAAAGAAACCTGTTGTCAATCCATAACGCCAGGCAAAACTAGATTTCCATGCTTCCTCATCATGTGCTTCAGATATGTCCATACGAATATCTGAGAGCAAGTTTTCTGTAAGTACATTGTTAAAAATTTTCATTCAAAGTTTCCATAATCTTTTTTCATGTAACGTCCGAGGATGTTGCTATTGTAATACTTTGGTGTCCCATCGTCAAGTGATTCTGTCAGGACATCATTAAGAAACAGTTGTCTTGTCTCTTCGTAGTTTACTTTTCCAAGGGTTGTGTGGAGGGATATGATTTCTCTTCGGAAATTATCTCTACCGTATTCTTTAATGTCTTGTTTAAGTTCGTCAGAGCTTCCGTAATACCGCTTCCAGTCAGACTCTGACGTAACACGTCGCTTGCCTCCTTTAGGTTTTCGTTTCTG